CGTTTTTCTTTTGACATTCTATCTCCTTTATTCATTTCTAATCTCTTTATATACCTTTCTATATAAAGGTCAAGTCTAGTCGAAACTTACACTAGATAATGTATCATCTGATATAAACTCTTCTGTAAGACTTTGATAATCTCCAGTATCTCCACCAAACACTGCTCCGTTAACAGCTGAACCTCCACCATAAGTTGCGTTTCTAGCTGTAGATAAATCATTTATTTCAGTCCAACTACTTCCATTCCAATGTTCATTGTTAGCTACTCTAGCTGTTCCGCTATATCCGCCTGCTATATTTGCAGATGATGAATTACCCATAAAATTATAAACTGATCCTCTTTGCTGTGAAATATTGCCAACCTCGGTCCAACTTGTTCCATTCCATGTCTCAGCATTTACAGTTCTAGATCCTGGTCCGTCCTCACCAGCGGTTATTATGCCAGCAGTTATTGAGCCACCCATAGCCATTCCCGCCTGTAATCTTTGTGTATTTGTGTCACCTACTTCAGTCCAAGCAGAACCATTCCAAACTTCAGTGACTATTGAACTTCCTCCTGGTCGAAGAGAAGGATTTCCGGGAACAGGTGTTCCTGTAGCAATCATTCCGCTAGTTTGAGTACCAGCACTAGCTGAATCACTTCTTGAAAAATTTAATTCTGCAATTTCTGACCAAGCACTTCCGTTCCAACTTTCTGTTTCAGCTTTAGTAGGTGTAGATCCATTCCCTGCAATAGCAGCTGTGCTAGAACCAAATCCAGTTACATTAGCTCTTGCAGTATTAAGATCATTAACTTCAGTCCAACTACTTCCGTCATACTGTTCCGTTATAGACTGTGTAGCAGGTCCTGTTGTTCCACCAAAAGCTAACAAAGCTTCGTGGTCAGTGCCCGCACCTCCAAGATAACCTCTGGCTGTATTTAAACTAGCACCAGAAGCAAAAGTCGCTGCTGGTATCCCAGCCGCTTTTCCAAAACCTTTTAACGTTGTGCCTCCAGATAAAAATATATCACCTTCGTTTAAGTGAGGTCCTGAAGGGAAATTCCATTCTTCTGTAAGAGCTTGTGTATCGGGAGATGCTGTAGTTTCTCCTCCTGAAGCTAAAGAGGATGTAGAAGTTCCAACGGTACCACTTGCAGCACCCATACGAGCATTTGCAAGGTCATTAACTTCTGTCCACGATGTTCCGTCCCATTGTTCTGTTTGTGTAAGTCTTCCTGGTGTTGGATTATTTCCTGCAAAAGCTATTGCTGCTGTACTACTACCAGAACCTGATAACAGCATTCTTGCTAAGTTTAAATCTCCTGTTTCAGTCCAAGACGACCCGTTCCATAATTCGTTAGTTGCTAATCCTGTTGTATTTGCAGGTGGATTTCTTCCACCAAACACAAGAGCTGCAGTATTAGTAGTTCCTGAACCTGCTCCATCTCTTCTTGCTTGGTTTAAATCTCCTACTTCTGTCCAAGCACTACCATTCCACGATTCATTTAAAGTTACTGAACTTGGTGATCCGCTAGTAGGTGATGTACCAGTTGAAAATAAACCTGCTGTCGTTATACCGGTTGCAACTCCAGCTATTCTAGCACTATTGATTTCAGTTGTTTCTGTCCACGCTGAACCATTCCAAGACTCTACTTGATTTCCTCCTGCTCCTGGAGCACCAGAATAATTTCCACCTATTGCAAATCCCGCAGTAGTAGTTCCAAATCCTGCAACACCTGTTCTACCTTGGTTTAAATCTCCTACTTCAGTCCAAGAAGTTCCATTATAAGATTCTGTTATAGCATAATCACTTGCTGTTGCTGGATTATCTCCTCCAAAAACAATATTTGCTGAAGCACCTGTTGGTGCTCCAAAACCACCTAATAAACTTCTGCCTTGGTTTAAGGCACCACCACTAGACCAAGTTCCAATATTTAAAGTTGGATCCGTGTCTCTTGTTTGTACTGTTACGCCTTTTACTTCTTTATACGTTGCCATAATTAACTCGCTGTAATTGTTTTGTTAGCTAAACTTGCTGTAAATTCTTCCGTTGCATTTGTAAGAGGAGGTGTTCCTCTTGCAGCAAAAGCCAATCCTGCTGTTCCAGCTGAACTTATAACCTGTCGAGCTGTTCCCATATTATTTACTTCAGTCCAAGAAGATCCGTTCCAAAATTCAGTATTTGCAGTTGCTCCTGGTGGAGCTTCTCCACCAAAAACTGTAGCATCATTACCTGATGTTCCTCCAATACCATGTTGACCTTTTCTAGATGTGTTTAAATTTGTTGTTTCAGTCCAACTAGATCCATCCCAAACTTCAACTGAATTCATACCAGCATTCGGAGGTGATCCACCTGGAAACGATCCTCCAGTTCCAATTGCTGATGTAGTTGGTCCAGTCGACATCATTTCTTGTCTACCATCGTTAACTTCAGCAATTTCGGTCCAAGATGATCCATTCCAACTTTCAACAGCATTTGGACCTCCAGATACTTTAAAAGCTGCAGTTGATATTCCACAACCTCCTGCATACTTTACTGCTGTATTAACTTCTGTTGTTTCTGACCAAGAAGATCCATTCCAAAGTTCAACCGCATTACTGGCACCACCACCACTAACTTCACCACAAAAAGCTATAACTGCTGTATTTGAAGGTGCATTTGCAGAACCTTTAATACCTCTTCTTCCCGTAGTTAAAGTTGCTAAATCACTCCAAGTTGATCCATTATAACCCTCTGTCGCATTTAAATAAGCAGTAGAAGGATTACCACCACCAAATATAATACCTGAAGTTTGTGTTCCGGCCCCTCCACCTCTTTCTGAATCCTGTGTGCTTGTATCTCCACCAGATGCCCAAGTCGCACCAGCCATATCTGTTATCGTTTCTTTAAAAGTGTTTGTTGTTGAATTAAAAAATAATTGTCCTTCAGTTATTTTTGTAAATACTGATGGTGTATTCCATTCTTGTGTTGTCGCTACTGTAGGGGGTGTGGTTCCACCAAATGATATAGCATCTGTAGATGAACCTGTTCCTCCGTTACTTGAAACTGCTGTAGATAAATCATTTAGTTCTGTCCAAGTTGAACCGTTCCAAAGTTCTGTAGTAGCTGAATTTGTTGTTCCAGTAGATCCTCCAAAAACTAATGCATCTGTATTAGTGCTGCCTGTAGAAGAAGCACCGCCAGCATAATGAACAGCATTTATATCTGTTACTTCAGTCCACGAAGATCCATTCCAAGTCTCAACATTTTTTACATATCCTGCTGGAGTTGCATACCCTGAATAAACTAATGAATTTGTTGTGCTTCCAATTCCTCCTAATCCATATCTTGCTGTGTTAATATCTGTTGTTTCTGTCCAAGCTGATCCGTTCCAAGATTCTACATTAGCATAATCTCCAATTGGAGGATTTCTTCCACCAACATTAAAACTAGCTGTTTGAGTGCCTATACCGCCCGATGCTCTTCTTGTTGTATTTAAATCTGCTACTTCAGTCCACGCTGAACCGTTATAAGTTTCTGTTATAGCTGACACACCACCACCTGCACAAACTAAAGCTGCAGTTTGAGTTCCAGATCCTGTTCTTGATTCTGCGTATCTTCCAGTGTTTAAATCTCCAACTTCTGTCCACGCTGTGCCGTTATATTGTTCGTGAACTGCTGTACTACTAGTTCCACCAACGGCCCCACCTGCTGTCCCCGTTGCTCCATAAGCAAATGTGTTTGCTCTAGCTGTGTTTAAATCACCACCACTAGCCCAAGTTGTGCTTGGGACTGCAGACGCAACAGTGTCCGTTGACAGTGTTTGAACTGTAAATCCTTTTACGTTTGAATAATTTGCCATAGGTTAAAGACTATGGAAGATTATATACTACTGGTCTAGATCGTAGCTCTTGCTCTTCAGCTGACAATGCATCCCAAGCAGTTTGTGCTGCTTCGATTTCACCAGTAACGATAGCTTGTGCTTCTTCTTTTGTTTTAATTGCACCAGCTACTTTACCGATCCATTGATCACCATAAAGATTATCGCCTACAACCCATACTTCACCAGGATGACCTGAAAGGTGAAACATTTTTCTCTCTTCGTGAGTAAAAAAGTTTTTGCCCCAGTTAGTCGCTGTACAGTATTTATATGCCATAGTTGCTTCCTCCTTTTTCTTGTTTATAAATCATAATTAACTTGTTGTCACCGATTTAATTTCAAAATCTGCCGCTGTAAATTCTTCTGTAACAGAACCAGGACCCGTGTCTCCACCAGCATATAAACTGTTTATTGCTGATGGTGCTGAAGATCCTCCACCTCTTGCAGTAGATAGATCTGCTACTTCAGTCCAAGTTGATCCATTCCAAGACTCTGTTGTTGCAGTTCTTGGACCAGGAAATCCACCAAAAGTTATAGATGATGTTGATGTTCCACCACCTCCATTGTAGTATTTAGCTGTGTTTAATTCTGCCCCTGCAGTCCAACTAGAACCATCCCATATTTGAGTAGTTTTGTAAGGAGATGCTCCACTTCCTGAATAAATCGATGCAGTGCTAGTTCCAACCATTGCACCACCTTTTCCCCCTGTTGACATGTCATTTACTTCTGTCCAAGATGAGCCGTTCCAAGATTCTGTGGTTGCGAGTAATGGCGTTCCGCTTTCTCCTCCAGCCGCTATAGCAGCAGTGGTTGTTCCACAATTTGCTAATTGACCTTTTGCTGCGTTTAAATTATTAACTTCTGTCCAAGAAGAACCATTCCATGTTTCTGTGTCGGCTGTTCTAGTTGACCATGGTTCTTTTTCACCTGCCGCTACTAGACCTGCTGTTTGAGTTCCAGTGCAGGTTGCATCATAAAATGATCTACCAGTATTTAAATCTGCTACTTCAGTCCAAGAGGATCCGTCATATTGTTCGTGATGAGCTTGTGCGTGAGGGGGACTAGGTGCCTGACCTCCTACACTAAATGCTGCTGTTTGAGTTCCACCACCTGCTGAACCATAATGTGTTGTATTTAAACTACCACCCGATGCCCATGTTCCAATAGGCGCTCCGCCTGAGTTTATAGTTTTAAATTGTCCTGTTGTAGAGTTGTAGTAAAAATCTCCAGCTATTCCATCAGTTGGATCTTCTGTACGGGTTTGAACTTGAAACCCCTTTATACCTTTATATTCAGACATAGCTATTATTTATCCTTTAATAGCCAACCTTGAGTCGAGTCTACGTAAACCAATGTAAAACCTGCTCTCTCGGTTGACACTGTTAAATCTGCTGCAGAACCCTGTATATTGTGTGAGTTTCTTCCTACTGTTAAATTGTTAGTATCAAAAGTACCTGCGTAATCTATTATTGAAATTTCATCTCCTTGTGTAGCAGAGCCTGGTAAAGTCATCGTAATTGCTGCTGATGTTGTATTAACAAAATAACCATATCCTGCTGTCATTGTTGCACTAGTAGTTGCAACGGCTTGCCATGCTGTTCCACCAGATACTTCTGCAAAAGATAACTGACCAACACCTGTTGTGCCTGATCCTGTTACTGATGCAACTTTTAAATATCTATCAGCTGTTACGTTTCCTGTAGGAAACTTTAATGTGTAAGATTGTGAATTTGAGTGGGCCGGAGATTGCAGCTTAATACCGTGGGAGTTGTTTTCACAGTTAAGTTGTAGAGTTCCTGGGTTTGTATTACCACCAACTTCCACAACACCAGTCCCATTTGGTGTTAAATTAATTGCTCCATTTGAACCGTCTGTTATTGTAATTGTACCAGAGTTTGTTCCAGAATTTGTATCTAAAATTAAATCATATGCACCGCTTGATGTAATTGTTGATGCAGCTGCTCCTGTTCCAACTACTACTTCACCTGTTCCTTTTGGTGCTACAGCTATATCAACGTTTGAATCTCCACCTGCAGCAGCAACTTTTGGATCATTGCCTGTTGCAGCATTTGTCATTTCAATGTGATTAACAGCGGAAGTTGTAGTTTGAAAAATTAATTGTTCATTTCCATTTTCATCTCTAAGACCATGATCATCATCAAAGTCAATCATGAAAGAGTTAGTGTCTAAATTACCACCTAATTGTGGTGATGTATCGTCAACCACGTCACTTGCAGTTGATATTTCATAAATGTTTGGGTTAGTTGCAGTATTAGTTGAACCTTCACAGTAAACTATTTTTGTACTTTTTTGTGTAGTTGAAAAAGTTACAGTTGCACCTGATCCAGAGGCATATTTAAATTGTACTGTGTATGCACCTGAAGTTGAATTTTTTAAAATAAAGAAATTTTCTACATCTAATGGAATTGTAACAATTTGATTTCCTGTAATTGTGCCTGTAAATTCTATAACTCTGTGAGCTAATTCTGCTCCAGTTGATCCATCACTAACTGCAAGAGCTGTAGTTTGTGCACCACCAGCTATAGACTTTGCTATATAGCCGCCAGTTATCTGCTCTACAATTTGTAAATTAGTATTTGTCTTTGTACCCCATGTACCTGCATTTTCACCAGTTGCCTGTAGTTCAATACCTAAGGGTGTATATGTCGATGCCATATTAAGCTGCTTCTCCTGTTACGTCGTTATAGCTTGAATTTGAGCCAGTTGCAACATCCGAATATGATGTATTCGAACCCGTTGAAATATCACTATACGACGTGTTTGAACCGGTGTCAATATTAGCATATGCTAATACATTTACTGCTCCTACACCAACTGTAGCTGATTGTCCAGTTAATCCCATAACTTGATCTTTTGGATCTACTGTTCCTACAGAGGCTGTAGAAGAAACACCTGTTAATCCCATAACATCTGCAATAGTTAAAGAACCTGTTGAACCAGTTATTGATTGACCAGTTAAATTTACAACAGAAGATCCTAGTCCTATTAAAGAACCTAAAGTAGTTTCTATATTTAACCCTGATAATAAAGCTGCATCGTTTGGAACTACAACAGAACCAATTCCTGTTGTTACAGCAAATCCAGTTAAATCAGCTTCGTGAGAAGTAATACCTGCAGCTGTTCCTTGTGATGAAGTTATTGCTAAACCTGTTGGTGATACATCTTCGTTTGGTGCAACTGCAGTTCCTTGATTAACAGTAGATGATTGCCCTGTTAATCCCATTATTTGATCGGCAGGATCGACAACACCTATCGCTGCTGTTGATGATAATCCAGATACAGCAAAAGATACGTTTATAACATTTGTAATTGAATTAACAGTTGATTGAAATAATACACCGCCCACCTCTACTGTTTTTGGTATTACAGGTGAAATAGAACCAGTAGATGCTGTAGATGAGACACCTGTTAAAGCAAAAGATAAATCTATTACATTACTTATTGTGCCTATTGAAGTTGTAGATGAGACACCTGTTAATGAAACTGTTTCGTCAGCTAAATTTCCCCACTCACTATCGTTCCATGCTTTTGCACCCCAACCAGTTGCAAGGACTGCATCACGGTTCCAATAAGCTTGGCCCCAGGTGAATCGACCCCATCCTGATTGAACCGACATAGTGGTCCTCCTATGCTAATCTTATGATTGCGTTTGTAGCGTCTGCTGTAGGGAATTGAATTGTAAAAGTTCCGTTAGTCGCTGTTTTATCAGAGCCAAAAGCGATTGCACAAACAGCTGCGTTTGAATCAGATGAGTTATAAATTAATGCACCATTAGCTGTAAAAGAAGCTGATGAAAAACTTACATCCGAGAAATCACATATCGCAGTTGTGCTTGACGAAGTTGGAGTAACGCTTGTTAGAGTTGCACCACCAGATGTGTAAGCACTTCCGGATGTATTAGTAATTTCTTCTGAAGTTGAGAATGCAGTTGTTCCTGCACCAAGAGTTGCATCACTGTCATAGAGTGCAATTTTAAAAGTATCACCAGTTGTTGCTGTAAAATTATGAACGCCTTTTAAAAGTTCTACTTTAAAACTTGTACAAATTGCTGATGTAATTGCCATTTTTTATCTCCTATTGGTTCGCTGAGGTTACTGGAATTCTGACTGTACCATCTGTATAGTCATCTCTTCTTCGTCTTCCAACTTGCTCGTTAGCAAACTTCTGTACTTCTTCTTTATACTTTTGCTCGTACAAAGTCAACATATCGATAGGGCCTTTTAAAAAGCCATAAGCCTCTGCTAAACAGCAGTATAATAGGCCATTTGGAAAGTTTAAGCTGATATAGTTAGTAGTATTATCTGAGGCTAAAGTAGCTGGCATCTTGTTATAATGCACTCTAAATTTATAATTTGTATTAGGTGTAGGAGCTAAAAATATACGTCCGGAATTGGTATCACCATCTCCAGTAGCATTACCAAACATAGCATAATATTTTGGTTTACCTTGAGCCGCAGCTGTACCTGTAATCGGTTGATATTCTTGTAGGTATGTTACATCTTTTTTCTCTAGCCAAGTATTAGATCCAGTTAACACGGCACTTGAATCATAAACTTGTATACCTCTAATAAATAAAGCTCCCCCTGGAGCGTTGATAGTTTCTTGTCCCGGAACTAAATTACCAGATTGTTGTTTTCTATCTGCATCAATAGGGACATCTCTCATAATTCTATACTGAGCATTTAAAATAACATTTTCTAATTGATCTGCAGAAAAAACTGTAGAATCTACTTCTGTGTAGTTTCTAATTTGTGTCACTAATCCTGAATAACTTATTCCTGCCATTATGCTTGTTGTGTAACTGGTCCAGCAGACGCAGATCCACCTCCTCCTATTTCAGTTGCTGAAGCTGTAACTCCAGATGGAAATGTATAATTATTATCATCTGTTTTTGTAATTGTAAATCCACTTGATCCATTAATCGTAGCAGCAGGTATACCACCAACTAATTCTACATCTCTAAATCTAACAGTATCACTAGTAGATCTACCGTGATTGGGTTCATTAACAGATACAGTTGCAGAACTATTAGTTGTTGTAAATGCATTTAATGGTAAAAGATTTGGTGTTGCAGGTTCTGACCTATCTGGTCTAACATTTCTTATGGATATAGAATCACCATTCATAGGTTTTGGTTCTAATTGTGGTTGCTTTGGTTCAAACTCAGATACATGAACAAAAGATCCATTCCATTCTCTAACCATTTCTTTGTATGGAAACTCCATACCTGATCTATCTGATATTGCTTTTGCGTATTTACCTGTTGCAAATTTTGCCATTATGTTCCTGGGTAATATGCTTTAGGAGTAATATACGTACTCGAAGCTGACCCATCCTCTGCTAATGCTCTAGCTAATTCATCTTCATAATATAATTTCATAGCTTGAATCATTTCTGGTCTATATTTTTGTGCAAGATAAAAAGCTAATCCTGATATCATGCAAGGTACAAATCTAAAAGGTAAGTCAGTTGCATTTGTGTAATCACCAACATCTTGTATTCTTTTTATGTAGTAAATATGCATATCTTTAGATGCATTTGAAGAATCTGGTGTTGGATAAACGTGTATTCTAACTTTATCTATAAATCTCTCTACCCAATATTGATTAGGTGTTCCTTTTGATAATTTATTTGAAAACGCTGCATAAGTAGATCTATCTACTTTTGTCATTGGACTATCAGCCTGAGTTGTTTGAGTTCTGTTTGATCTTAATTGTGCCTCTAATACATCAGACATTCCATAGATACCATTGGATGGTGTTGTAGTTGCACTTGTACCATCATCACTTGATCTAAAAAAATCATAATCAGATTGACCTTCAACTAAATCAAGATTTGTTTCATCTACTTCCCAATAGTGAATACCTCTGTTTCCCCATTCTTGAAACAAAATATTAAGAGATCTTCTTGCTGATTTTAATTGATAACCAGCTACGTTCTGTAATCCAATACGTTCGAAAGATTCTTCTACTATTTCGTCAATAGCAAAAGTTTTGTCAAATGTAGTTGTGCTAGAGGTAGTATTAGCCATTTAACCTCCTAACCAGTATAGCCGATAGTAACCGATGTCGTATTAGTTAAATCTAAATATATACCACTTCTACATCTTATACCACTTCCAGGAACATAGATGTCTAGCCCTTCAGTTCCGCAATTACCTTCGAATACTAAAGCTCCAGTTCCATCTGATCCATCGTAAAGTTTGATATTACTATTCGCAACGCCTTCAACTTGAATATAAGTTATTCTAGCTGGTCCAATAAATGAACCTGAAGCGTCTGTTGCTCTACCAAATCTACCGTCAGAAGTTCTACAAGAAAACTGTTGGTCTGATGTTGCCATTTTTTATTCTCCTTAAAATTAAATGTGGGGCCGAAGCCCCACACTAATTAATTATTATGCGTCTGCGAAAGGCGTTACTATCGTGCCTGATCCAATTAATAATGCATCGGAAACCATGTACGTAGCTGTGTCTATTGCAGTGATTGTTATAATACTACCAGCGATTCCACCTTTTGTAGAACCATTCATAGTAATAACATCATTTGTTGCGCCTGGAACAAAAGCTTTTTTTGATCCATCGTTAACACCTATCATAACTGCACCTTTGAACTTATCAGTTCCGTCAGTTTTGATATCCATATCAGTAGCTGCAGTTTCAACAAAAAATTTAAACTGTGCACCAATATTGTTCAAGTTATTGAAGTCGTTATCACCAGCAGTAGCACCGTTAGCATTTACATTGATGCTTGGTAAAGTAAATTTACCATCAGCGTCATTGCAAAGTAAGATTTTACCTGCGTGTGTAGCAACTGTTAGACTTGTGTCAGCTGTTAAGCTAACTGTCATGTCAGGTCCCAAGTTTTGAAATCCATTTTTGGAAATTACTGGTCCTGAAAACGTTGTTTTTGCCATAATTATATCCTCCTAGTTTACAGATCACAGTCTCTAGGCCGTCGACTATACGCGTCTA